CGATCACGGACGCCGAGCCCACCACCGAGCTGACGAAGCGCGAGCTGGAGCTGTTCCACATGGCCATGATCGAGCTGCAACCGATGGGGCACCTGGGCAACATCGACCTGCCCACGGTGACGATGTGGGCGGCCGCGTACGGGCAGTGGGAGCGCATCCACGACGCCGCGCTGGGCGACCTGTTCGTGACGGACACCGACGGCAACCGGCGTCGGAACATGGCCGTGGGGATGGAGCGCGACGCGATCGCGTCCGTGCGGCAGCTGGCCGCCGAGCTGGGCATGTCGCCGGCGTCGCGCGCCGGCATGAAGCTGATGGCGCGGCCAGCTCGCAGCCTGGACGACCTGCTGGCCGGCCGGACGGAGTAGCGCGTGGCTCGCGCCGCGGCGCCGGCGTATCTCCAGGCGCTGCCGATGGGCGAGGCGGTACCGGAGCGGCTGAACGGGTGGCGCGCGTGGACGCCACGGACCCGCAAGGGACCGATCGGACCCACGCGGTTCAATGTCGATCGGGCCGTGCGCGTCCGGCGGTTTTTCGAGGGACCCGACGCCACGCTGTGGACGCCGGGCCACGGTGACGGCGCGCTGGTCCACACGAAAGGGAAGTACGCGCGCCAGCCGTTCCTGCTGTCGGACTGGCAGTGGCGTGAGGTGATCGCGCCGCTGTTCGGCACCGAGCTGTTCGATCCGCAGCACGGCGAGTGGGTGCGCGCGTACCTGCTGGCGTGGCTGGAGTGGGCCAGGAAAAACGGCAAGTCCGAGCTGATGGCCGCGCTGGGGCTCGTGTTCCTGACGGCCGACGCCGAAGAGGGTGCCGAGGTTTACAGCGCCGCGGGATCGAAGGACCAGGCGTCGTTCGTGTTCGACGTGGCGCGCCGGATGGTGCAGCTGTCGCCGGTGTTCAACCCGGAGTGGGGATCGCACCCGCTGCGCCTGATCGAGAACACCAAGCGCATCATCGACGACGCGACCGGGAGCGTGTGGCGTGTCATGTCGAAGGACGCCTATCAGAACCTGGGCGCGGACCCGCACGCGGTCCTGTTCGATGAGATCGTGTCGCAGCCCAACCAGGAGCTGTGGGGCACGCTGCGCACGGCGTTCGGCTCCATGTCGCGTCGCAACCCGATGATGGTGGCGGCGACGACCGGCGGCCCGGATGCGCGCGTGTTCGCGAAACGCGAGTCCGACCTGTCGGCGGCGATCGCCGAGGACCCGCGACGCGAGCCACGCCGGTACGTGGTGATCCACCGGGCCGACGAGCACGCCGATCCTGGCGACCACGAGCAGTGGCACGCGGCGAACCCGGCGCTGGGGGACTTCAAGTCGGTGGCCGCCATGGAGGCCATGTATCGCGAGGCGCTGATCGACACGGACAAGCTGGCCGACTTCCTGGTGTTCCAGCTGAACCTGTGGGGCAAGGGGCTGGGCACGCCGTGGGTGCCGCTGGCCACGTGGGACCGCGGCGGCACCACGCTGCTGTCGGACCTGGAGCGCCGCATACGCGGCCGCGACGCGTGGGCCGGCCTGGACCTGTCCAGCACGCAGGACCTGGCGTCGCTGTGCATCGTGGCTCCCACGGGCAGGATCGTGGAGCTCGCGACCGCGGCCGACATGCTGCTGCCCGAGGAAGCGGCCGACGCCGAGCGCGCGAAGGACGACCCGGCGATGGCGCTGCTGGCAATCCGCGAGCACATCGCGCTGTGGCGCCATTGGGTGCCCGAGGCCGCGCTGCCGGACCTGGACAAGCGCACGAGCGGCCAGGCGCGGGGATGGGTGAAGGACGGGCTGCTGTCGGTGACGCCGGGCAACGTGATCGACTACCAGGCCATAGCCGAAGAGCTGATCACCGGCGTGGGCGCGCGCGTCGCGCTGCGCGAGGTCGCTTTCGACCGCTGGGGCGCCGTCGGGTTCGTGTCGGCGCTCGCGGACCAGCTGGCCGGGATCAAGCTCGTGCCGTTCGGCCAAGGGTTCGCGTCGATGGGACCCGCGGCGCGCGAGCTGCGCCGGCTGGTGCTGGCCGGCGCGCTGCTCCACGGAGGCAACGCGCTGATGCGCTGGCAACGTGGCAACGTCAAGATGAGCAAAGACCCGGCGGGCAACGAAAAGCCGGACAAGGGGCGGGCGCTGGACAAGATCGACGGCGTGGTGGCGCTCCACATGGCCGTGGGCCGTGCGATGCTGAAGCCGAAGCGCCGCCGGCAGCAGTCGGGATTCGCGAGCTTCGGAGGCTGATCACATGGTGATGGCGGGTCGGGACATGCGGGAGCTGGAGGCTGAGTACCAGGCGGCGCCGGCGCCCGACGCGAGCCTGGGCGGGCTGATGCTGCCGGGCACGCCGTACTGGTGGCGCGATCGGCTGCTGCGCGGGCTCGTGCGCCGCGACAGGACGCTGCGCCGGTACGAGGACTATTACGACGGCGAGCACCCGCTGCTGTTCCAAACGCAGGCGTTCCGAAAGGTGTTCGGCCAGCTGTTCGTGGGGTTCGCGGACAACTGGTGCCCGCTGGTCGTGGACGCCGTGGAAGAGCGGCTGGAGGTCGCAGGGTTCCGGGTCGGCACCGACCCGCAGGCGCCCGGCGACAGCGCCGCGTGGGATCAGTGGCAGCTGAACCACATGGACGCGGAATCGTCGGTGGCGCACACCGATGCGCTGATCGAGGGCGAGTCTTCCGTGCTCGTGTGGGGCTCCAGCGACGGGCCGGTGATCACGGTGGAGCACCCGCTGGAGATGATCGTGGAGTGCGAGGCCGGCAGCCGGTACCGGCGCTCGGCGGCGCTCAAGCGGTGGACGCAGGACGACGGCACGTGGCGCGTGACGCTGTACCTGCCGGACGCGCTGTACAAGTGGCGCAGCGACCGCAAGGTGTCCGACTACACGGACGTGGGCAGGATCGTGTGGCGCGAAGCGCCCGGCGCCGGCGAGCCGTGGCCACTGCCGAACCCGCTGAAGGTGGTGCCCGTGGTGCCGCTGTGGACGAAGCCACGCGGCCGGCGCGAGGCCACGTCCGAGCTGGCGTCGGTGATCCCGCAGCAGAACATGTGCAACAAGCTGCTGGCCGACATGATGGTGGCGTCAGAGTTCGCAGGGTTCCGGCAGCGGTGGGCCACCGGGATCGAGCTGCCGGTGGACCCGAAGACCGGAAAGACCGTGGAGCCGTTCACGTCGGCGGTGAACCGGCTATGGGTGGCGAACCCGGCCGACGAAGAGTCGCCGGCGCCGTCGTTCGGCGAGTTCGACGCCACCGACCTGAACAACTACGTGCACGCGGTGGAGCTGATCGTGCAGCACATCGCGTCGCAGACACGGACGCCGCCCCACTACTTCTACCTGGGCGGCGGGCAGCCACCGTCGGGCGAGTCGATCAAGAGCGCGGAGTCCGGGCTGGTCGCCAAGTCGCACCGACGGATGCTGTACTACGGGCAGAGCTGGGAAGAGGTCCAGCGCCTGGTGTTCCTGGTGCTCCGCGATCCGAAGTCCGAGGCGCCGATCGAAACGGTGTGGAAGGACCCGGAGTTCCGATCCGAGGGCGAGCACGTGGACGCGATCACGAAAAAGCGCGCGCTGGGCATCCCTGACGAAGTGCTGTGGCAGGAGTTGGGGTACACGCCGCAGCAGGTGGAGTCGTTCAAGCGCATGCGGCTGGAGCAGTCGGTGGCCGACGCCGCGCTGGTCGATGCCGCGGCCGCGATCGCGCCGCCACCAGCTGTCGCACCCGAGCCCGCGAGCGCGCCGCCCGGCGTGCCCACGCCACCTGTCTAGTGGTCGCGACCGCTGCCGGCGTACAGGCCACGGGTGCGTTCGCCGATCGGCTGGAGCGGCTGGCGATCGCGACCGCGCGCGAAGCGATCAACACCGTGGCGATCGAGGGCATGTGGATCAACGCTGCCGGCGGTGTGATCCGCGCCGGCCAGTCCGTCGCGGTGCGATTCTCGAGCGCGTACCTGAAGCAACTGGCGCGAGCCGAGGGCAGGAACATCACGCTGCCCGAGCCCGACATGTCGCGCGTGGGCCAACTCGCGTCGGGGATCGTCGTGGAGCGTGCGTCCGTCGCCACGGCGCTGCGCATGAAAACCGAACCGGAGCCGGCGCGCGCGCTTCGGCAGGCACGGGCCGCGATCAGCCGGCTGTCGCACGCCGCGGTCCTGGACGCCGGCCGGCTGGCGATCGGTGACGTGGTGGAGGCCGGGCCGTTCAAGGGCTGGCGGTGGCTGTCGCGTGGCACGTGCGGCGCGTGTCTCGGGCTCGACACCGGCGCGGTGCAGTCCGACGGGTCGCGCCTGGTGAGCCATCCTGGGTGCGTGTGCGTGCCCGAGCCGACGTTCCGGGCCGAGCGCGGAGGACCAGCCCGGCCGACCGGCGTGGACAGGTTCCGGCGCATGTCGAAGGTGGCGCAGGATGCGGCGCTGGGTCCCGAGGCCGCACAGGCTGTCCGTGCCGGCACGGTGACGCTGCCCGAGCTGGTGGCCACCGATCGCGTCCACGGGGCGCTCGTGGTCGTACAGCAGGCTGTGGAACAGCTGCCGGACGCGGGGTAGCATCCGGCCATGGCGATCAGCGAGCGGCCGTGGTCGGACTTCAGCGACAAGGACTACACGATCCAGCAGCTCCACCGTGCCGCGCTGATCCACACGCACACCGGGGCGCCGGACACCAAGGACAACGAAAAGGTGGCCGTGCTGGAGCCCGATGGAACCCTGAACCGAGGCGGCGTGCACGCGGCCGCGTCGGTGCTGGCGGGCGGCCGCGGAGGGGTCGATGCGCCGGCAGCAGACAAGCGCGCTGCGGCGCGGCGCCTGATCACGCTATATGGTGAGCTGAAGGAAACGCCGCCGGAGTCGATCAAGCGACTGGCGGCCGGCTAAGTGAGGGGGTAGGGCATGTCTCAACAGGCACCACTGGTCCACACCATGCGGGTTCCGTATCCGGCGGTGGCGGCCGGTTCGGACGATTCATTCCCGATCGGTGAGGCGCCGCTAAAGGGCACCATCACGCGCGCCTACGTGATCAGCGACGGCGCGATCACCGGCGCGAACACGAACACGCGGCGCCACGAGATTCAGAACGGCGGCCAGGCCGGCGCCGGCGCGCTCGTGGCGGCGTCGAAGCAGTACGACTCCGGGGTGAACGCCGCGGCGAACGACAACACGGAGCTGACGGTGAGCGGCACGCCGGCGAACGTGGCCGTGGCGCAGGGCGACGTGCTCCGGGTGCACAGCATCCACGTCGGGACCGGCCTTGCCGATCCGGGCGGCGTGGCGTTCGTGGAGATCACGCGCGCCGACTAACGGCGCGCACGATGCAAGGGGGAGACAGTGGGCGAAGAGCAGTCGGGCTCGGGCGATCCGGGCACCGAGGGCGCCGGCGCGACGCCGGCGGCGCAGCGGGGCGATCCTGCGGCCGCGTCTAGCGGTGGGGCGAACCCACCGGCTGGAGATCAGCTAGGGGATGCAGGCAAGCGTGCGATCCAGGCCGAGCGCGACGCGCGCGAGGCGGCCGAAAAGGCATTGACCGACGCGACGGCGAAGCTGAAAGAGCTGGAGGACCGCGACAAGTCCGAGGCCGAGCGGCAAGCCGATCGAGTGGCCGAGCTGGAGCGCAAGCTGGCCGACGCCGACACGAGGATGGCGGGGCTGGTGCTGGAGCGGTACGTGGAAGAGGCGGCCAAGGCTGCCGGTGCACACGACGCTTCAGTGGTGGCGCGCCTGATCGACACGGCGTCGGTGAAGTACGACAAGGCCGGTGTCCCGACGAACACCGAAGAGCTGATCAAAGGCGTGCAGGACAAGCATCCGTTCCTGTTCACGTCTAATGGTGGCTACGGGTCGGGCGATGGTGGCAACCGAGGCGCCGAGGGTGGCGGTTCGGAGGACATGACCGCAAAGATTCGACGGGCCGCTGGGAGGGCGTGAACCCTGAGCAACTGAAGGGGGTTCAGCGGTGCCATACAACAACCTGGTGGACCGCACGGACGCCGACGTGCCGGACCCGCAAGCCAAGGAGATCATCCGGGGCGCGCGCGGCAAGTCGGCGGCCATGTCGCTGTTCCGAAACGTGCCGATGGCACGCGGCAAGGACCGCATCCGTGTGGAGTCGGCGCTGCCGACGGCGTATTTCGTCAACGGCGACACCGGCCTGAAGCAGACCACCGAGAGCGCCTGGGCGCACAAGGACCTGGTGGCCGAGGAGATCGCGGCCATAGTGCCGGTGCCCGAGAACGTGATCGACGATGCCGACTTCGACATCTGGGGCGAAGAGCGGCCACAGCTGGAGGAAGCGGTGGGGCGTGCGCTGGACGCGGCCGTGTTCTTCGGCACGAACAAGCCGGCATCCTGGCCGGCGGCGATCAGCCCGGCCGCGGTCGCGGCGGGCAACACGTCGAACGTCGGGACCAGCACGGCGGCCCAGGGTGGGTTCGCCGGCGACCTGGCCACGCTGTTCAACCAGGTGGAGGGCGACGGTTACGACGTGAACGCGCTGGTGGCGGCGCGCTCGATCAAGGGCAGCCTGCGCGCCACGCGTGACACGACCGGCCAGCGGATTCTCGAGATCGACCTGGCGAACAACAAGGTGGACGGTGTAGAGCTGGTGTTCCCGATGCGCGGGCTGTTCCCGACGGGCTCGGGCACCACGCAGGTGATCGGCGGAGACTTCAGCCAGGGCGTGCTCGGCGTGCGTTCCGACATGAAGTGGAAAATCCTGGACCAGGCCGTGATCCAGGACAACACCGGCGTGATCATCTACAACCTGGCGCAGCAGGACATGCTCGCGCTGCGCGTGACGGCCAGGTTCGCGTTCCAGGTGGCCAACGGGATCAACTTCGACAACGCCGTGGACGCCACGCGGTACCCGTTCGCGGTCTTGCGCACGCCGTAGTTCGGCGCAGGAGTGGGTACAGCAGAGCTGACACGTTCGACGATCGGAGGGCACCATGGCGACACGGAAGAGCACGGCAGCGAAGAGTGCGAAGGGCGACCAGTCCACGCACGAGTTGCCCGAGGGTGCCACGACCGAGCCAAGCGGCACGGTGAACCTGTCCGACACCGGACCCGGCGACGCGAGCGCCGCCGATCCGAACCCGGTGCTGGAAAAGGCCACCGAGCAGGGGTTCCTGGGCGTGGCTCCGGGCAAGGAACACGAGCACGCCGACCTGTCGAAAGGCACGGCCGGCGCGCCGGCGAAGTAGCCGGCCAGCGTGCGATGATGGACCCGGTGGGCACGAGCCCGCCGGGTCCATTCGCATAGGGGGGACCGCGTGAACGTGGACAGGCAGGCTGTCGGGGACTACCTGGCGCGAGAGTTCGACCAGGGCGAGCACGCGCGCGTGGACATGATCGTGCGCCTGGCGTCGGACGCCGTGGCTGGGTTCCTGGGGATCGCGTCCGAGCAGCTCGCGTCCGACCCGCCACCACCCGCCGAGGGCGTGATCATCGCCGTGGCCGCGCGCGCCGTCGAAAACCCACTGTCGCTCCAGTCCGAAGGTGCGGGCCAGTGGTCCGCGAGTTGGGCCGAGGGCGGGTTTTCGCTGACGCGATCGGAACGGCGGCAGCTCCAGCCCTACCGTGCTTCCACGGGCGCGGTGGCGTCGGAGATCACGCTGCAATCGCCACACCGGCAGAACGTGCCGTGGGTGGGCGCCGGCGTCGGTGGAAACCGCGTTTTCAACGATCAGGAAGGGGAGCGCGTGCCGTGGATCGCCAACAGCTGACATGGCCGTGCGATTCCCTGACGTGGTGACGATCCGCCGGCAGCGTGACGCCGGCCGCGATCGGCGTGGCAACCCGAAGCGTGAGCAGGCGTACGCGGTGGAGGTGTTCGGGTTCCTGACCACGGCCAGTTCTCGCGTGCTGCCGCTGGACCCGACGGTGCCGCAGCTGTTCGCGTCCGACACGGTGGTGCTGCTGCCGGCCGGCACCGACGTGCGCGCCGGCGATCGTGTCGAAGTGGACGGAGAACGGTTCGTGGTCGATGGCGACCCGGTGCGTGTGCGCGCTCCGATCGGCGCTCGGGTGCGCCACATCGAGGCCAAGCTGCTGACGACCACGGACGCCGTGCTGGCGCCGCAGGCGGGCGCCTGATGCCGCAGCGCGCGTTCGTGCCGCGGCCCGGTGCGCTCACCGAGCTGGCGTCCGACGAACCGATGGGCAAGGGGCTGGCGCACATCGCCGGCGCCGGCGTGCCGATCGCGGCCGCGTTCGCTCCCGTGGACGAGGGCGACTACCAGCGGTCGATCCATCCCATGGTGGAGCTGACGGCGCTGGGGTTCGTGGGCTACATCGTGGCTGACGACTACAAGGCCGTGATGATCGAGCACGGGACCGGGCCGCCAGGTCCGACGCCGGCGCACCAGCCACTGCGCCGCGCGGCCGAGGCGCTCGGGCTCCAGCTGAGGGGCGAGTAGGTGGCCTACGCGACGAAGCTGGCCGACGCCGAGCAGTGCGTGGCGTGCATCCTGGACCGCGCGCCGGCCATCACGGCGTACACGCCGACGCTGGACCCGAACATGACGGCCGAGGACTTCCCGTGCGTCACGTTCGTGCGCGTCGGCGGTGGGCTCGTGTCGCAGGTGCCGGCGGTGTACGACGGGGCGCGCATCCAGGTGGACGCTTGGGGCGACACGCCGGCCGACGCGTGGGACATGATGAGCACGGCGTGGCTGCGGCTGCTGCCGGTGTCGGGGATCGTGAACGACCTGGACGGGGTGCCGGCGTTCGTGGTGTCGGGCGTGTCAGAATCACTGTCGCCACGGTGGAACCCGGAGGCGGGATCGCAGAGAGCGCGCTATACGGGCGAGCTCCAGGTGTACGTTAGGGCAGCGTGACCGAAGGGAGTAGGGCATGACGCTTGCACAGACCGCAGCCGAAACCGTCGTGGCAGCAGGTGGCGGCGTGTACGTGGCGGCTGCTGAAGTGGCGAAGCCGGCCACGCCGACGACGGCGCCCGGTGGATCGTTCAGCAACGTGGGGTATCTCACCGAGGACGGTGTGACGTTCGCGTTCGGAGACAACCAGGAAGAGATGGGCGCGTGGCAGGCCGCGCTCGCGATCCGGCGCATGCGAAACGGGCAGTCGTTCACCATGAACGTGGCGCTGCGGCAGTGGAACGACCTGACGCTGCCGGTGGCGTTCGGCGGTGGCGCGGTCGCCGGCGCGGGCCCGTACACGTACAGCTTCCCTGATCCCACCGACGCGATCGTGGAGCGCGAGTGGCTGATCAGGTGGAACGACGGCACCCGAAACTTCCAGCTGTGGGTCCCACGCGTGGTCGTGTCGGACCCGACGGAGGTTCAGCTGCAACGCGCCGGCAACTCCGACCTGCCGCTGTCGCTCGCGGCGCTCCAGCCGAACACGGGCGGTATGAAGATCGCGCAGATCGACACGGACGACGCACAGTTCGCAGCCGGCTGATCGGTAGCCGGCCAGGAAGGGCGGCCACCGTGCCGCTGGGGAGACAGGGGGAGCTATGCCGGAACGTGTACGGATGGACCTGGACGCGTCCAAGGCTGCTCGGCGCGAGGCACGAGGCGGCGGGCCGATCATCACGCACAACGGCCGAGAGTTCGAGCTGGTGGACGAACCCGGCGGCGACGTGGTGGACAGCCTGGAGGACGTGGGCGCCGTCCTGGAGCGCCAGGCCGAGGTTCGCGTGGAGCAGGAAGTGGCGCGCCAGGCCGGCGACAAAGACGCCGTGGCCGCGCTGGACGAAGAGCTGGGCCGGCTGGGGTTCCGGTCGCTCGCGGCGCTCCGCGCGGTGTGCCAGGGGCTGTTCCCGAACGGCAGCTGGGAGCTGTTCCTGGAGGGCAAGCCGTCGCTGCTCGACTACGCGACGATCGTGCGTGGGATCGACCAGCTGTACGACCTGTCGATGGGGGAATCGGAAGCCTCGGGCAGCTGATCCGCGAGCGGTTCGGGGCGTTAGAGGCCGACTTCCAGCGGTACTACGGGATCGACCTGCGGTGTGCGCTGTGGGGATGCAAGCACGCCGGCCGGCACGATCGCATCGGGCTGCGCCGGCTGCTGGACCTGGTGCGGTACCTACCGTCGGACAGCGCGCTGGCGACCGAAGAGCTGGGCATGGAGTGGTCCAGCATGCAGGCGCTGCTGACGGTGAACACCGAGCTGCTGGACCTGCTCGTGCGCGCGTTCATCCAGGTGAACGGCGGCCGGCGCGTGTCCGCGATCAAGCTGCCGCGGCCACGCCGGCAGGCCGAGCCCGAGCGCAAGGGCACTACGCTCGCGGAGCTGATGGCGCACGGCATCGACGTGACGTACGTTCCACCCGAGGAGTGATCGCGTGGCAGTGAACCTGGGCACCGGCTACGTAGCGGTCAAGCCGGACATGTCGAAGTTCGGCAAAGACCTGGGCTCGGGCGTGTCCCGATCGCTCCAGGACACCGGCCGTTCGATCAGCAAGGTGGGTGGCACGCTCACCAAGTCGCTCACGCTGCCGATCATCGGCATCGGGGCGCTGTCTATCAAAGCGTTCGCGGAGGCCGACAAGGCAGCGGCGCAGACCGAGGCGGTGCTGAAGTCCACCGGCGGCGCGGCGAACATCTCCAGCGAAGGTGTCGGCAAGCTGGCCGACAAGATCAGCGCCTATGCCGCGGTGGACGACGACGCCGTGCGCGCCGGCGAGAACATGCTGCTGACGTTCACGAACGTGCGCAACGAAGTGGGCAAAGGAAACGACATTTTCAACCAGTCCACGTCGATCCTCGCGGACATGTCGCAGGCGCTGGGCGTGGACATGTCGTCGCAGGCGATCCAGCTGGGCAAGGCGCTGAACGATCCGGTGAAGGGGTTGACTGCGCTCACGCGGGTGGGCGTCACGTTCACCGATCAGCAAAAGGCACAAGTCGCGCAGATGGTGAAGACCGGCGACACCATCGGCGCGCAGAAGCTGATCCTGGGCGAGCTAAAAAAGGAGTTCGGCGGGTCGGCTAAGGCGTTCGGAGACAGCGCCGCCGGCGGCCTGGCCAAGTTCAACGTCACCGTGGGGAACCTGGGCGAGAAGATCGGCGCGCTGCTGATCCCGGCCATGGAAGGGTTGACGCACGTGGCCGACTTCCTGCTGAACGTCCTGGACGGGCTCAACCCGACGATGCAGAAGGTGGTCCTGATCGTGCTGGCGATCGTGGCAGCCGTCGGGCCGCTGCTGATCATCGTGGGCAAGATGGTGACGGCGTTCGGGATCGTGAAGGACGCCATGGTGGGCGTGAAGCTGGCCAGTCTCGGCATGCTCGGCGTGTGGGCGCTGGTGGCGATCGCCGTGATCGTGCTGGTGGTCATCATCGTGAAAAACTGGGGCAAGATCAAGGCTTTCGTGCTGAAGGTGTGGCAGGTGCTGAAAGCTGCGGCGAGCGCGGTGTGGGGCGCGATCAAGAGCGCGGTGGCCACGGCGCTCGGCGCGATCCGCGCGGTGATCGTCGGTTACTTCAACATCTACAAAGCGGTGATCCTCGGCGTGTGGCATGCGATCCAGGCCGCCACGAGCGCGGTGTGGCGAGTGATCACCGGGTACGTGCAGCTGAACGTGCGGCTGATAAAGGCGGCGTTCGACGGGATCAAGGCCGTGGGCGTCGCCATATGGGATGGCATCTACCAGGCGGCGCGCACGGTGTTCAACGGGATCGCGAGCCTGTGGAACAACACCGTGGGTGCGCTGTCGTTCCACGTGCCGGGCTGGGTGCCCGGGATCGGCGGCAGCGGGTTCGACGTGCCCGACATACCGATGATGGGCACCGGCGGCGTGACGCGCGCGCCACTGATCGCGGCGCTGAACGAACGCGGGTCCGAGGCCATCGTGCCGCTGACGGGCCGCGAGGGGCGAGCTGCCATGGCGCAGCTGGCCGCGGCCGCGAGCTCCGGTGGATCGCTGCGCGTGGTCCACGGCACGCTGGACCTGTCGCGTGGCTCGCGGGCGACGATCGCCGGCTGGGCTCGTGAAGAGGACGACGCCGACGCGAGCTGGCGCCGGCGCCAGGCGCTACGGAAGGTGCAGCCGAAGTGATCCAGCGGCTGAAGGTGTCCGGCGACGCGTTCGTGCGTGAGGACCAGGTGTCGAAAAACTACGGTGCGCGCGAGCGCGTGGACCTGTCCAACACGGCGTCTAACCGCAAGCGCGCGTTCCTGTTCTTCGGCGCCGTGCCGCGTCGCGGCGTGCTCGTGACGGGCACGCTGCGCGTGTTCATACGTGGCAACGCGTGGTCCGGCGGGCCGCACACGATCACGGCGCAGGCGATCAGCGGCAAGTGGTCCGAGGACAGGATCAACTGGACGAACCAGCCCGGTGTGACGGGCTCCACGGCCACGGCGGCGATCACAGGCGGCGTCGCCGGCCAGCAGGTGGACATAGACGTGGCGACGATCCTGGCGCCGACGATCGCCGGCGGGGATCACTTCGGGATCCGGCTGATCGTGGACACGAACGGCGACAAGGCGCTGCACGCGTCCGAGTCGGCGCAGGCCGACCTGCGGCCGGTGCTGATCCTCAACTGGTCGGAGGCGCCGGACAAGCCGGACGACCCGGAGCCCAAGGCCGGCGGGATCGTCGGCACGAACCTGCCCATAGTCAGCTGGCGCTACCGGGACCCGCAGGGCGACGCGATCGGCGCCGCGCAGGTCCAGGTGGACGACGCCGCGGACTTCGCCACGCCGGTGTCCGACACGGGGATGGTGGCGGTGTCGGTGCCCGAGCTGACGGTGGCCGCGGCGCTCACGGCGGCCGCGGCGCGCTGGTGGCGCGTGAAACACCGGGACGTGAACGGGCATGAGTCGCCGTGGTCGGACGCGTTCCCGATCACGTACCAGGCCAAGGGCGCGCTGACGATCAACAGCCCGACGGGCGGTGGCACCACGGACGACCGCACGCCGAACATATCCACGACGCTCGCGACCGTCGGCCAGGCCAGGATCGCGTACCAGCTGGAAGAGGCCACGGGGATCGCGGACACGCCGTGGAAGGTGACGCTGGAGTTCGACCCGCATCCGGCAGCGGCGTCGGCCGGCGTCGCGTACGTGGAGGCGCTACCCGAGGGGCTGATCAAGGCCACGGGCACCAACTACCGGCTGACGGTGCGGAGCTGGGACACGTTCGACCGCGAGGCCACGCCGGCGGTGCCGGCGTATCAAGAGGCCACCGTCACGTTCACGTTCATACGCTCCGCGACGCCGGCGGCTGTCACCGGCCTGAGCATGACGCAGGTGGGCGCCGGCATGCAGCTCGATTTTTCACGCGCGAGCACGCCGGACTATTTCGTGCTGTACGCGGCGCTGGCCGGCGGCACGAAGGTCGAAGTGGCCAAGATCGACGCCGGCACGTCGTTCGTGTCCGGCACGGCGTACAGGTTCGTGTGGCTGGGTGCCGATCCGCGCACGCTGTACGACCTGGAAGTGGCGGCCTGCACGATCGGCACGGGCAAGGATCAGATCAGCACGGGCAACAGCACGCTGTCCAACCAGGTGATCCGCCCGGTGGGCTGGTGGCTGCTGGACACCGTGTCGTTCGAGCAGCTCCAGGTGATCGACACGGACGAAGCCAGCCTGTCGCTGGGCGAGTCCGGCGACACGCTGCTGCCGATCGGCGGCGAGCCCGTGAGGATCGTGGACAGCATGCGCGGCTACGAGGGCGGCATGTCGGGCGTGCTCGTGTCGGTGGCTGCCGCGCGCCTGTTCGAGCAGCTCGTGCTCCGGTCGGTGCGATCGCCAGGCCGCGTGCGGCTGGCCATGGCGTCGGAGAACATACCCGTGCTGCTCGGGGAGCCGGACCTGGCGCCGCTGTCGGGCGGGCTCGGGACCGACTACGGCATGAAGGTGACGGTGTGGCAGCAGGGGGAGTTCACGCGGAGCTGGCCATGAGGCCACCCGCTGGACTGAGCCGTGCGCAGCTCCGCGCGTTCGAGGCCACGCTGTGCGAGTCGCACCTGACGCGCACGAGGATCGAAGTGCTGGACCAAAACGAACAGGTGATCCGCCGATATACACCGCGTGTGATGGGTGGCCAGGTGGACGTGGACGCCGAGGCGCTACCGTCGCGCGTGGCCGACGTGGAGCTGCTCGACACGTCGGGCCGGCTGGAGTTCGTGCCCACGTCGGCGGCGACGGCCGGCGCGTTCGTGGACAACTTCCTGCGCGTGTCGCTGGACACGTACGTGCCATCGGTCGGCTGGTGCACCACGCCGCTGATCACCGGGCCGATCACTGACGTGAACCGCAGCGGCCCGTCGGTGAGCGTGAAGGTGGACGGCAAGGAAACCCTGGCCATGGACCCGGCGGTGCTGTGGATGGGTGAGAACGCCAAGGTGCTTCAGCGCGGCCTGAAAGTCACGGACGCGATCACGCGGCTGCTCCAGGCGCAGGGCGAGCGCCGGCTGGCGATCCCGGACCTGCCACGCCGGCTCCACGATCGCATCACGCTGGACCGCATGGCGTCGCCGTGGGCCGTCGCACGGAAGCTGGCGGCGTCGCTCGACCGGCAGCTGTTCTATGACGGCGCAGGGTTCGCCAGGCTGCGCACGCGGCCGACCGATCGCGTGTTCGCGTTCCGGGCCGGCGTCGTGGGTGGGAAAAAGTCGAACGTGCTGACGCAGCCCGAGCAGTCCTACGGGTCGGACAACATCCGAAACGTGATCGAGGCGCTGGGTCCGAAGCCCGAGGGCAAGGGGCGGATGCGCAAGCGGTTCGTGGCGATCGCGAACGGGCCGCTGTCGCCGGGCGGCCTGTCACGCAACGGCGAGCCACGGTGGCTCGTGGAGCGCATGGAGCTGGAGAACGGCAAGCGGCTGGCGACCGTGCGCGACGCCGCGCGCCGCGAGCTGGACGCGCGCACCACGATCGAAACCGAGCTGGCGTTTACGGCGCTCGTGGCGCCACACCTGGAAGAGCTGGACCGCTGCGCGCTGTGGTGGGACGGCAGCTGGTCCAACTTCACGCTGCGCCGGTTCACGATCCCACTGCTCGGGTCCGACGGCATGTCGGTGAACGTGCAGCGGCGCGTGTCGATGCTTCGCCGGCGGGGTGGGCGCTGATGCGCACCGGCCGCGTGTCCCAAGTTCTCGAGCGCGTCCGCGGGTCGGTGCTGGTCGTGGACGCCGCGGCGGCCGCCACGACGATCAGCCTGGAAACCGTGGCCGACTTCGACGACGCCGGCGGGACCGCGCGCATCCACGACGACACGGCCGGTACCACGGCCATCGTGACGTACGACACGCTGGACGACGACCTGAACACGCTGCACCTGACCGCCGGCCTGGCCGGCAGCTGGACGGCGCTGACGACCGCTGTGGACGTGAACCCGGCGGCCACCGACAGGATCGCGGCCGTGGTCGTGGACGACGCCGAGGCCGAGCTGGACGAAGTGGACGCGCGCGTGCCGTATAGCCTCTTCGACCGGCTGCCGGTGGGCGTGCGCACGAACAACGAACGCGAGGCCGTGGAGCTCGCGGACGCGATCACGAGCTGGGAGATCGCGGACGTGATCGGTTCGACGCCGGTGGTGGACGGGTCCTACATCGACACGACGACGCTGCCACCGAACCCGACGGACGGGCTGCCACCGACCACGAGCCCGACGCCGACGGTGATCGGCATGGTGTCGGCGCTGTTCGTGCGCTGGGCCGGCATCACGAACGCCGACGCCGTGGACTACGACGTGCACGTGTCGGCCACCACAGGGTTCACGCCTGGGCCGAGCACGCTGGTGGGCACCACGCCGTCCACGATCGCGACGATCCGGGCGCTGCAATCCGGCGCGGCACTGCTGGCCGGCGTGCCGTACTACGTGAAGATCGTGGCACACGACGCCGATGGGTCCGCGACCGCGAGCGCCGAGGGCTCGGGCCAGCTCGCGACCGTCACCGGGCCGGACATAGCCGTGGGCGCGATCAAGGCCGACATGATCACGGCCGGCACGCTTCAGTCCGATGTGGTCGTCGGCGGGTACCTCGGGTCCGACGTGCAGGGCGCCGCGTCGCGACATTGGGAGGCCGACGGCGCCGGCGTGCGCCTGGTGGAGTCCGACGGCACCACGCTGATCAACCTGCCCACCGACGCGCTCCAGGAAGCCGTGTTCAACGGGTCGGTGCGTGCGCTGGACCTGACGGTGCTGGCCGGCGCGCTGCTCCAGGGGCAGTCGCAGCTGGACAAGGCGTCGGTGCTGAAGCTGGCCAGCAAGCTGTCCAACCCGCTGGTGAAACCGACGCTGACGCAAGATGTGGAGACGATCGCGTGGAACACGGCGAGCGCCGAGCCACCCGAGGACCGCAGCGCGCTGTGGTACGACGGCACCAACTACTGGTACCTGAACGTCGGCGGCGAGCTGGTGAAGGTGAACAGTGCCGGCACGGAGTTGTCGCGCACGGTGCTGGCCGAGTCTGCCGACTGCGGGATCGTGAAGGTGGGCAGTTACTGGTACGCGGCGCAGCTGACGTTCTCGGGCACCGCCTACCACCTCTATTGGGTGGTGTTCAACGACAGTGCCGGCGTGCCGGGCACGATCGCGTCCGGGCCGACGGCCGTGGTGGAGTTGTCCACCGGCGCGCTGAACACGTACACGAAGACCTACCGGCCGATGCTCACGACCGACGGCACGGACCTGTTCCTGGCGGTGTCGAACCAGCCATCGAACGCCAAGCTGTGGGTGTCGAAGTACACGGCGCCCGGCACCGGCGCGATCCCGGTGCAGTCGGGCGCTGCGGTCGTGTCCGACGACTTGACGTGCAGCGAGAATATCCAGGCGTTCTATCGCGGGTCCGGCGACCTGGGCGCGGTGCGCAACATCGTGGCGGTGTACGCGCGGCCCAACTATCAGAGCTACACCACCGCTGGCGTGCACACGACGACCGAGGACTGGAAGCGCGCCGGCAACGCGTTCAGCGACCTGACGAGCGAGGGGCTGGTGTACGACGGCACACAGTTCAAGGCGCTCCAGGAAACCGGCAAGGCGCTGTGGAAGTTCAGCACGTGGGTGTTCTCGGGCACCACGGCGAAGTATTGGGCGGCGTACACCTGGTACGACAGCGCCGGCACCGTGCACGAAACCGCGCTGTCACCACGCAACAGCATCACGATGGACGAACGCCGGCGCCTGTCGGTGTCCTGGCCGACGATCCCAGTGGGTGGTGCCGAGGACCCGGACAGCGTGCGCATCTACGTGAAGCAAGCCACGAGCGATCCTGGCGCGGCGTTCGGCAGCTACTTCAGGCAGGGCACGTCGTTCGCGGGTTCGCAGGCGTTCGTGCTGTACAGCACGGCGACCGCCGGCAGCCAGGCTGCGGTGTTCCTGGCGTCCACGCCGGGCATCATCCAGGCCGACGCCGGCGAGTGGGTCCACCGTGGCGACGGCACGCGACAGGGGCTGTACGTGCCGCTGCGGTGCTTCGAGGACTACCAGGAGTTCCTGACACCGGACACCGATCGGATGGGACCGTGGCAGCTGTTCAGCTCGGGTGCCGGCGCGGATTGGGTCGCCGGCGTCGTCGCGAGCCCGTCGCATATCGGCGTCATGTCGGGCGACACCGGCACCACGAACGCTGGCTTGTCCGGCATCTTCACGGCGGCGGCCGGGCTCCAGCTCGGCGGTGGGAAGCTGCGCACGTGGTGTCTGCTGAGGACGCCGGCGAGCCTGTCCGATACGGCGGGTGCGCAGAGCTATTGGATCGTGTTCGGGCTGGAGGACGGCACGGCGTACACGGGCAGCACACGTCGGTGTGTGATCCGCTACAGCGACAACGTGAACAGCGGCGCGTGGCAGGGCGAAACGAACGACGGCACCGACGTGTTGGACCCGCTGGACGACAACGGCGGCGCGATCACGGTGGCCGCGGCTACGTGGTACCTGCTGGAGCTGGAAGTGAACGCGGCCGGCACGTCGGTGGACTTCTACGTGAACCAGGTGCTGAAGGGCACCATAGCCACGCACGTGCCGGCGGCCGACCAGCTGCGCATCACGGGGCAGATCGAGAAGCGCACCGGCACGGCCGCGCGCGGCATCGTCATGGACACGGCGTACATCTACCAGGAGTTCGCCGGCGCCAGGTTCTAAGGGTAGGCTGGACCGACCGAGCGAAGGGGGAGACATAGTGCCGTATCAGATCAGGCGCCGCGACAAGCTGCCGTTCGTGCACGATCAGCGGCTGGACCTGGACGAGATCAAGGCCGCGATCCACGACCGATGGGACCACGACGGCGGGCCGGGCCAGGTCCGGCTGCCGGACGAAGACTGGTCCGCGGACTACCTGGGCCGCGTGGAGCTGACGGACGAAGTGGTGCGCCGTGCGCACGCGCTCGTGCCCAAGGCCGTGCGGTTCCGGCTGAACGCCAAGAGCACCGACAAGGATGGCCGGCCGGACGGGCCGGTGTACCTGGTGCGGCGCGTGCCGGCGCTCACGATCGGGCCGGCAGAATCCACGCCGGCGTGGCCGGGCTACCCGATGGACAACTGGTCGCCGCCGATGCAGCGCGTGGTGCGTGTCGCGTACGGGATCGACCACGACCTGCGATGCAACGGCGGCGCGTACACGCGGCCGGTGAACCCGCCGGACTGGTGGCATCCGGGCATGGGGCTGCCGGCGGGTTCCACGTGGTCGCAGCACGCGCGGTTCAAGGCGCTGGCCTGTCGGGGCAACGCTGCGGACCTGGTGTTCTACACGGCCGGCGGCGACGTGGACATGACGCAGCTGGACCGGCACGCGGCGCGCATGGTCGCGATCGCGCGTGCCGGCGAGCTGCCCGAGTTGGGGCGCCTGATCATCCGCGACCACAGCTACCGCAAGTCCACCGGCTACGCGGCCGAGTCCTACGGCGGCGTGTACCACTACCACGAGCACACCGAGTCGGTGTACCAGTCGGGTCCGGTGTGCAGCTAGGTGGACACCGGCAGCTGGCTCGACCTGCTGGTGGGTCCGGGCGGGCTGCTGGTCGCGCTGCTCGTGGTGATCGTCACGGGCATGCGCCGACGGTGGGTGTTCGGGTGGCAGTACGATGCAGCACTGAAGGACTGCGAAGAGTGGAAGTCGCGCGCGCTGCGCGCGATGGGGGTGGCCGAACGTGCAACCGACACGACGGTGGCCGTGGTGAAACAGCAGGTGCTGCCACCACTGCGCGCGGCGTCGGACGACGAGCTGCTGCGGCAGGCGCGGGATCGTGGGCTGATCGAGTGAAGCTGCCAGGGTGGTCGCGCCGGCACGAGCATGAGCGCGACCTGTCCGAGCGTGTGGACGACCAGGCGCGCGACCTGCGCGCGCTCGACCAGCGGCTGGACCGTGTGGAGCGCCAGGTGAAGATCAGCCGGCAACTCGCGCTGCGCCGGCTGGAGCGGGGCAGCTGATGAGCCGCACGGTGGACCTGCTGGAGCTGGTGTGGACCGTGATCGCTGTCGTCGGGTTCGTGTCGTCGATCGGCAACGTGTGGGCGGCGACCGGCGACCGGCGCCTGGCGCTGATGGCGAACACCAACGGGTACGGGGCGGCCATGCTCGGGTACACGCTCGCGCAGGAAGTCCTGCGCATGATCGCCGAAGTGGGGTTCGTGGCCGCCGGCGCGTGGGCCATGACGCAGCCAACGCCGGACCCTGCGCCGTCCACATCGCCGGTGGCGATCGTCGCGCTCGTGGGCGCCAACCTGGTGATCAGCGCCAACAGCGTTACGACCGGGTACACGCGGCGTCGGCTCGCGAAGATCGCGCAGGACCAGTTCGAGGACACGAAGGGGGAATCGTGATGGACAACGACACGACGACGACAGGTCCGGTGGATCGCACCGGCGCGTCACCGGCCGCGAGGCCGACGGAGTGGATCGCTGCCGTGGCTGGGCTCGTGACGGCAGTGGTGGCGTACCTGAACGACCGTGACGTGGCCGCGCTCGTGGCGGTGGCCACGGGTTCGCTGCCCACGATCGTCACGGCAGTGACGGCGTGGTACGACCGCCGGCACGGTGGCGCTGTGACTGCGACGCCGGCGGGTGAGGATTCGCTGGGTTAGTCGCGCACGTCGGTGGCCGGCTGGTCGCGCTCGGGCTGTCTCCCCCGCGCCAGTCGGCCACCATCATGTCGCGGACCCGTGCTAGGGTCCTAGACGCACCACGAGGGAAGGGGAGCACATGAGCGACACCGACACGATCCAGCCCGACCTGTTCGGCGGTGGACTGCCGGCATGCGGCGCGCTCGCGCCGAGCCCGACGGAGGACCCGTGCAGCTGGCCGGCGAACGGCCACGAGCGCCACAGCTGGCAGCCACCACCCGAGTCGTACCCGGAGGCGATCCTGGGCCAGCCGGCGTTCGACCGCGAGGCCGTGGAGCTCGCACGGACCACGGACCCGGACACGTCACATGTGGCGGCCGCCACCATCGCGGGATCGGGCACCGTGCGCGCCATGCTGCGGCTGCTGCTCCAGCAGTTCGCCGGCGGCGAGCAGCTCACGTCCGAGCAGGCGTCGCTCCGCGCGGAGCTGGAGCCCGAGAAGTGTTCCAAGCGCACCAGCGACCTGATCCGGCTGGGGTTCCTGGCGCCGACAGGCGAGCAGCGCCTGGGGACCACAGGGAGGCCGCAGCGCGTGCTGGCCATCACTGGTCGGGGAAGGGAGGCGCTGGGCACAGGGATCAGCTGAGGGCGATTGCAAACGGTTTGTCACACGTGGGCGGACTGTCGCTGGACCTGCGCAGCTGCAAGGAAGACCCGTGGCTAAGGCCAGCCGAAGTCGGTGGCCATTCCTACCGCCGGACAGCGAGCCCACCTATACGGAACGAAGGGGAGACAGGATGGACCCGGAACAGGGCAACAAGGCAGCACAGGCGCCGACGCTCGCACAGCAGCTGCAAGTGCTCCGCGAGCACGCGCTGTCCGAAGTGAAGGACGCCGCCGGCGACGTGGCCAAGGCCGACCGCGCGCGCACGATGGCACGCAGCCGGCTGGGGGACGCGTGCGCCGTCGCGATCGACGTGGGGCTGTCGGCCGAGGACGTGGCAGTGGCGGCCGGCGTGTCTGCCGGCACCGTTCGTGGATATGCGACGGTGGGCAAGCCGGCGAAGCCGAAGGGGGACGCGGCCAAGGCGTGACGCGCTACGCGAACCCGTACCGTCCGACGATCGCGCCGGCGATCACACGTCGGTTCCGGTGGTCCAACGTGGACCTGCACCTGGAGCTGGGCCGGCGTGTGGCCGACGCGATCGCGTCCGAGAACGAACCGCCGGTACTCCACAGCCGGCTGTCCGTCGTGAAGGAACGCCTGTGGCGCGCGCGCCGGTTCGCTCCCGATGGCGACCCGGTGCTGCGCTGTCTGCACCACGTGCCATTGTCCGTCTGCCCGCTGTGCGATCAGCACGAGCGCGACCGCGGGGCGTGCACCTGCTACTGAGGGGGAGACATGCGAACGTCCGAGAACACGGCGGCGATCGCGGAGGCGCTCGCGAAAGCGCAGGCGTCGATCGCGAACCCGAGCGCCGACCAGCAGGCCAGGATCGCGCACAAGGGCGGCGGGTCCCACAGCTACAGCTACGCGTCGCTCGCGGCGCTGATGGACCTGGCACGCGAGGCGCTGTCGCCGGTGGGCATCGCGGTGACGCAGGAAGCGATCGGCGACACCACCACCGTCGGTGTGATCACGCGGCTGTCGCACAGCTCCGGCGAGTGGATGGAGCTGGGACCGTGGAGCACCGGCGTGACGACCGAGGCCGAAGTGAAGTCGCGCGCCATGATCCTCACGAGCCTGCGCCGGCATCACATCGTCGCGGCGCTCGGGCTCGCGCTCGTGGAAGGTGACGCCGCCGGCGAGCGCGCGCCGGCTCCCGAGGACGAACCGCCGATAGAACAGCGCCAGTCGATGATGGACCAGGACCAGGCCATAGCTGCGGTGCGCCAGCTGGGCGTGAACGCCGGCATGACGCCGACGGCGCTGGACAGCTACGTGGACAACACGTACGGCAAGCCGATCAGGAAGCTGTCGCCGGCGGAGCTGGCCGAGGTCGCGGTGAAGCTGCGGGACACCGCTGGGGAGCTGTCGCCGGCGTGAGCGCGGCCACGCACGTGGACGTGTTCCCGACGTTCGGCCAGTGGCAGTGGGAACCGCGCGACGGCCGTGGCCGGCCGGCATGGGTGCAGCGGCTGGAGTGGAACCGCCACAGCGGGCTGCACGCGACCCGCGAGGCCGCCGAGAAGTCTGCCGGCCTGGCCTACCCTGGCCTGCCGATCCGCGGGCCGAAACCGCCGGCGGCATCGAAGCGCCGGCGTCGTTCCCGCAGGTAGCGGGCTCGCGCCAGGGCGCTTGACAGGCCGGCGCTAGGGCGGTGTACACTTCCCGACATGGCAACAGCGAGTGAGGGAAGGGAGCAGGGCATGAGCGTGCGCAAGCCGCTGACGCTTCAGCTACAGGTGCGGGTGTCCCACGTGGTCCACACGATCGACGTGCAGCTGGACGACTGGTGCGAAGCCTGCACGTCCACCGGCGTCGTGCAGTCCGAGGAATGGGCCACGTGGCTGCGCCGGTACGAGCACGAAGAGGCACGCCTGAAGGGCGAGCACGGCGGCCGCTGGTACGCGGAGCTGACGGACGAAACGTACGTGGCGCTCCAGCTCCGCGGATGGATGGAGCCGACCGGACCCGAAGAGCTGGCCTGTGGCGAGTGCGAGGGCGCAGGGTTCCGGCCGACCGAGATCGGCAGCACGATCCTCGGGCTCGTGACGCGCTACCACCATCCGGCGGTGGCGGCATGACCACGCGAGGGTGGCTGTACGCGCTCGCGAAACTGCTGGGCGACCTGTCGGCCGTTCAGCATGGAACGGTGGGCAAGCGCATCGCGCGCCGCGCTGCCGGCCGTATCACGGGGCGCGCGCTGGGAGGGCTGTTCAGGTGAAAGCACTAGTGGCGGTGACGCTGGCGCTGGTCCTATCGGGCTGCGCCACGAGCACCACGACGACGACGGAAAAGCCGGCGACGACGCAGGACAGCACGTCGCCGGACGAAGCGATGGCGGCCGCGGTCGTGGCCGGGCTGTCCGATCGGCAGGCGCGATCGTTCTGCCACGCGTTCTATGCCATGGGCAGCTACCACCAGGCGTTCGTAGCGTTCCGGTCGGGGTTCACCACCGGCAGCGATCACGTCGCGCACCTGGTGTTCGACGGACTGGTGGCGCGCTGTGGCTAAGTCCTGGAGCGGTGAAGAGCGTGGCTGTGGACCGTGGGGGTTCCTGCTGCTGCTGCTGATGATCGCGGCATCGTGGGGGCTCGTGTGGCTGCTCGTGCTGGGCATCCGGGCGGTGTACAGCTGATGGCCGAGCTGCCGAAGGGGAGCAACCTGGTGATCGGGTGGGTGGTCGTGCTGTCGTTCCTGGCGATCGTCGTGGCGGCCACGGTGTGGCTCGTGCACGTGTTCCTGGTGGGGTGCTGACATGGCGCCGATGTGCGGCGACTGTGGCGGCGTCCTGCTGTACGACGTGGACGCCGGCGGCTGGTGGACGCACGGGCACGACGACCTGCCGGCGGTGCGGATATTCGACAGCGGCACGGGCGGCCCGGCGATCCTGGAAGGGCTACCGCCGACGCTGCACGTCGTGAGGGGGGACCGATGGACGAAGAGCTGACGACGGCGCAGCGTCGCGAGCTGGTGAAGCGCGCGGACAGGTGGGTGCGCTCGCGAGCGCGTGAGCAGGCCGACCGTCAGGCGTTCCAGCACTACGTGGCCGAGCTGACGATCCGGGGCGCGTCGGCCGGCGCTGTGGTCCGAGGGATGGGAGAACACGCGCCGATCAGTCGGGTGCGTGTGTGGCAGATCGGGAGGGAACATGCCAGCAACGACGCGTAAGGCACCGACGCCGGCGAAGCCGGTGGACACCGACCTGATCGTGCTGGTGGTCCACCGGCGTGGCTGTCGGGTGATCGCCGAAGAGCTGGAGCCGGCGTGGTACCTGCCGGGCGCCGCGCTGATCCAGGACCCACACCACGGGCTGCTGCTCCAGGCGCGGTGCAACGACCCGAGCTGCCCGGCCGTCGTGGGGATGGCGCTGCGGCCGCTACAGGATCGGCTGCTGGCGATCGCCGAAGAGCTGGCCGTGGACGAAGCCGAAGAGGGCAGCGACGGCCACCTGCGCACCGATATGTGCGTGGGCTGCGGCCGCCAGCTCGGGTGGAACGGGTACGGGTGGGTGGCGCAAGCCACCGGGATCGAGTGCGACGCGAGCCCGGACGGGCTGCACCACGGGTCGCAGGACGAACAGCCCGAGCCCGAGGGCGCCACGATCGAGCCCGAGCCGGACGCCGGCGACGACCCGAACCTGGGCGGCTGACGTGTGGCGCCGGCGACGCTACGACCCGGAGCTGTTCGCGTTCCTGACGCGACTGCACCAGGTGCTGGGCGGTGACGTGGTGCCGATCGCGCGCGTGGTGCAGGCGTGGCCGTACCGCGATCCCGGCGACGTGTGGTGCATCACGCCACAACATTCAGGGTGGCTCCAGCCGGATGCTGCGGCCAACCTGATCCGCCACGAACCCGTGGCGGTACTGGTGCCGGCGTAGGCCGGCCCGAGCGAAGGGGGAGACATGAAACACCTAGCAGCGGCCGCGCTCGCGGTCCTGTTCGTCCTGGGCGGCGCCAGCGCGGCGTGGGCCAGTGACGGCAACACGATCCCGTGGACGGGGCACGGCGACGACAACCTGCCGTGCGAAGCGGGCGGGCATTGGGTGCTCGCGCCGGCGTTCGGCATCGACAGCGCCACGCTCACCGTGGACGGCACCGACTACGTGATGGTGCAGAACGGTGAGGGGAGCTGGGCTGCCGATTCCGTCGGTCCGATCGACGACGGCGTGGACGCGTACGTGACGTACACGGGCGCCGGCGACGAACGCGACCAGCTCCAGCTGTCCCACTGCACGGAGGGCAGCCCGACGCCGACACCGACGCCGACGGAGACACCGAGCCCGACACCGACCGAGAGTCCGACGCCGACGAACACGCCGACGAAGCCCACGGTGCCCGGTGGATCGACGGTGCCACCACAGGACTGTGGCGGCAAGATCAACGCGGCGTGCTCGCACAGCACGAGCCTGATCCCGCCGGCGTCGGGCCGGCGCACGGCGTTCACCGGCGGCGTGCCGGCGTGGATGCTGTGGACGATCGGTGGCGGCCTGGTGATCGGTACAGGCGCGCTGTGGTGGACACGGCGCAGGATCACGGACTGATCCATGCCGTGGAAGCCGGCGAACCCGTGTCGCGAGCCTGGGTGCCCGAACGACGCGGGACCGTCCGGCTACTGCGCGGAGGACGCGGCAGCCCGTCGGCGTGAACACGACCGCCGGCGGGCTGGCGCAACGCACCGACGCGTGTACCACAAGGCCGCGTGGCTGAAGCTGCGCCGGCGGAAGCTGCGCGCCGATCCCGTGTGCCAGTGCCGCGGCGACTGCTGCCCGCCGAACGGATGCCACCAGCCGGCGACGACGGTGGACCACATCGTGCCGGTGCTCCAGGGCGGCGAAGAGCTGCCCGAGCTGGGAGGACTGCTATCGCTGACGAAGAGCTGTCACGACCGGAAGACCGCGAGGGAATCCCTACCGCGGCCAGGATCGCTCGCGCCATGGCGCAGGCCAACCTGATCCGACAGGGCAAGCTGGACCTGGACGCGCGGCTGTGGTGGTGCGCGCGATGCGGCGTGCAGGGGGAGCCACCGTGCTGGTACTGCGGCAGCTCCACGTACCTGACGAAGCACGAGCCCATGGGAGGATCGGTCGATGGCTGAACACGCGGAGTGGTGCGCCAAGACTGCCCGGCCGGCCGACCCGAAGCTGCGCGGGTTCGAGGACACCGGGCACGGGTCGATGCGGCAGGTGGCCGAGGCCGACTGCACCTGTGCGGCGAACCCGACGGCCAGGCTATTGAGGAAACTCAACGCGCGAGCCCTAGAATCTCGAGAATCTAGGCCGGAAAAGGGCGCCTGACCTGCGGCGCTAGGGCGCTTGACGCTCCGCGCCAGGGGGTTATACAATCCCCACATGAGCAACAGCGAGCAGGGAAGGGAGCAGGACATGGACACCAGCACGATCAGCGTGGGCGACCGCGTGAGCTACGAGGACATGGCCAACCCACGGCGCCGCGGCATGATCGTGGCCACGGGCGACGCGTTCGGCCAGTACACGATCGCGTGGGACGACGACACCACGAGCACATCGGACTGCCGGCAGGCCGGATGGCGCCTGGAGCAGTCGGGCATCGGTGACGTGATCCGGGCAGCCAAGTGGCGCCAGGCGCGCGAGCTGGACGCGGTGGAGGCCGCGCTGCCGGCGCTCGTGGCGATCCAAGGCCGCTACCGCGGCACGCGGCACGCCAACAAAGTGAGCACGCAGGCGCGTCGGGCCGCCGAGGCGATCGAAACCCTGCTGTCACTCACGCAGAACGTGGAGCGATGATGGAGCTGCTACTGACGCAGGCGCTGCCGACCACCGAGCGGGTGCGCGCCGAGCACGGCGCGAACATCGGCCGGCTGCTGACGCCGCGCCACTACCCGAGCGCGGCCGAGACTGTGGCCGCCGGCATCACGTGGGCCGCCGACAACGATGGCTGGGGCGGTGTGGACGCCGACGCGTTCCGGCGCATGCTCGTGACGCTGGCACCACACGCCAGCCACTGCCGGTTCGTGACGGTGCCCGACGTGGTGGCCGATGGCGCCGCCACGATCGCCAGCTGGCGCATGTGGGCCGACGAAGTGCGCGGACACGGGTTCCCACCGGCGCTCGTGCTCCAGGACGGCATGCAGCTCGTGGCCGACGGGATCGCCGCTGACGGCGAGCTGGTGCCGTGGACCGAGATCGGGGCGGTGTTCGTCGGTGGATCGACGGAGTGGAAGCTGGGCACCGACGCCGCAGCGGTCGCGCGCGAGGCGCACCGACGCGGCCTGTGGGTGCACGTGGGCCGCGTGAACAGCGTGCGCCGGCTCCAGCACGCGGCCGCGATCGACGCCGACAGCTGCGACGGCACGGGCTGGGTGCGGTTCAAGCGTTCGATGCTGCCGCTGTTCTCGCGCTGGGATCAGGCCGGGCAGCCGGCGCAGCTGGTGGCCGCGTGATGGCCGGCGCATGGGCGACTCGCGCCGAGCAGCTGTACGACGTGACGCACGGCGACGGGTCGTGTGTGGAGATAGCCCGCGGACTGACGGAGGCTGTTTCGCGGCACCTGGTGGAGCACGAACAGAACGCTGGACGGTTCGCCACACGCGAGCTGTCGCAGCCGAGCTGGAAGGGGAGCGCACGATGAGGACGAAAGCCGAAGCGGACAGGGAAACACTGCACACGGCGTGGCAGCAGGTGATCGCGAACGCGCCGACAGGCGGCACACGCGGCGAGCGCCAGGCGTACGGCAACGGGGCGCGCGACACGCTGGACGAAGTGGCCGACCTGATGGAGCTGGACCGCACGGAGGACCCGTGGGACCGCTGGCTGGCCGAGGACGACGAAGAGCCACGCTACGCGTACGTGATCCTGCACCGGCGTGGTGTGGCCGGCCGTGACTACGATTTCGTGACGCTGGAGTTGGAAACCACGCACGCCGGCACGATGCCGCGGCGCTACGTGGTCCGGTACTACAGCCTGAACGGCCAGCGCGAGCTGTGGTCGATCAACGTCGGCACGGAGTCCACGCTGGCCGCTGCGCTGATCATGTGGCGCGACGAAGAGCTGGGCGTGTGATGGCGCGCACCGTGACGAAGAGCACCGTGGCCGTGGCTTATCCGCTGGTGCCGGCGAACACGCCGGACTTCGAGCAGTGGGCACGCGCGTGGTGTGAGCGCAAGGGCTGGGCGCTGGTGGAGGTCGTGTCGCAGCGGCGCATGTCCGACGCCTGGTACCAGCTCACGGTGCGGTGGACGAAGCCATGAACCTGCTGCCGGCGGCGCCGGCGTACGGGCCGTGGATCAGACCGACCAGCCGGCTGCGGGTCCTGGACCTGTTCGCCGGCCTGGGCGGCTGGTCCGCGGCGTTCAGGCTGCGCGGCCACGAGGTCGTACGCGTGGACCTGGGGGACACGTTCGACGTGGAGCTGCACGCCGACGTGTCGAAGCTGAACGTGGACGACGTGCGAAACGCGTTCGACGATCGCCGGCTGCCGCACGTGGTGCTCGCGTCGCCACCGTGCGAAACCTTCAGCACGATGCGCATGGGGTCCAACTGGACCGAGCAGGGCACGCCACGCCGACCCGAGGCCGCGGCCGCGCTGGAGCTGGTGAACGACACGGTGCGCCTGATCGAAGAGCTGAACCCGGCGTGCTGGGTCCTGGAGAATCCGCGCGCGAGGCTCCGCACGCTCGTGTCGCTGCTGATGGCGTACGAACGGCGCACCGTGACCTACTGCCGGCTGGGCGAACGCTGGCGCAAGCCCACGGACCTGTGGGGCGGGTTCCTGCCATCCCTGGAGCTGCCCGAGACATGCCGCGCGAACCCGGACAGGTTCGGCACCTTCACGGACGCCACCGGCGTGACGTGGACGTGCGACCCGTTCGGCAAGCCGTGCCACGTGTACGCGCCGCGCGGGTCCACCACGTCGATACAGGGCGACAGCGCCACGCGCGCGTACGACGGCGATCGGAAGCTGACGCGACAGGGCGCCGAGCAGCTCGCGGCGAACATGTCCGAGCGGCCCGATCATGTGGAGCTCGCGGAGTACGCGACCGCCGGCGCCGACGCCGGTGGCAACTGGCACAAGCCGACGCTGGCCGCGCTCCGCGCGGTCGTTCCGTACCGGCTGTCCGAGCTGGTGTGTGAGGCCGCCGAGCGGGACGTGCCCGCCGGCCGGCGATGTGGAGGGAGGGCAACGCTGTGGTGAGCAACTACCGACGGACGAACCCGGAGGGCGATGCGTTCGGCGCGATCGCGACGGCCGGGCAGCGCCAGGCGTACACGATCCAGCGTGCCGGCGAAGGTATCCGCGAGGCGCTCCAGGATCGCTGCGGTGCGCAGCACGTGGACCCGAGCCTGGAGCTGGACCAGCCCACGCGAGGGCTGCTGGACCGGCTACCGGCCGACGTGCCGGCGCACGGGCACGTGTTCCACGTGTGCGGCCTGGAGTCGCTACACGGCCAGCGGCGCGACTTCACGAGCGGCGTGGCGCTCCAGCACGTGTGCAACACCTGCGCCGCTACGTGGTGGTGACAAGCGAGTGGGCCAGGTGCCCCGGGGGACACCTGGCCCGAAAGGGAGCACGTCCACGAAGGAACGAAGCTCACCCGTGAGGATACAGGGCGCGTCCGACATGGCGCAACGACCTGGGCGGTTGCAAGGTCCAGGGGTCGGGTGTAGCGTCCGGGTCCTGGTCAGACAGGACCAGCGAGCGAAAGGGAGCACGGGGCACGCCGGTGAGGGCGACCCGGTGCGCGATCCACGAAGGGAGCAGCGGTGCCACGAGCACCACCCGAACGATCCTCACAACCCTGGCAGCGAGCCCAACACGGGATCAGGAGCCGGAACGCTACACGCCGGTGAGCGCCAAGCGCCCGAGGGGAACCAGGCAGTGCCGCTGGGAAGTCGCCTGTGGAAGAGGACGGCCAGGGACATGCTCACCACACCGTTTCGCGAGCTGATCGCCAACGTGTCAGTGGCATGGGTCAAAGCGCCGAGCAGGGGAGCCGTTCAGGGGGAATGTGGTACCAGGCCCGGCAGCTAGTGGAAGTCGGCAGGACGGCGTAGGGTCGCAAGGGGTCGATGTAGGTGGGCGAGCAGGAAGGGGAGCTGATGCTGGAGAACGGAGGCACCGAGAACACCTGGGCACTGGAGCTGCCGGGGTTCCCGATCGTCGTGGACGCGTGCAACCTGTGCGGGGCGATCGTGCCGCGAGGGATCGTCGGGACCGGGCCGCGCCGAGGACTTCAGTACGCGGTGGCGCACGAGCGCGACTGCCGGCGCAGCCCGAGCATGGTGGGCAACAGGCCGCTGCTGTTCGACACGGGCGAGCCCGACGACGCCGAAGCTGGTGCGCTGTGATCAGCGCCGACGTGTTCGTGCAAGAGCTGGACGGGCCGCCGGTGGCACCGGACCTGGCAGACAAGATCGCGGTGCACGTGGACGACGAAACGAAGTGGGTGCTGGTGGAGAACGGGACCACGGACGGGCACCCGTCGGTGCTGCTCGCGATCCCGCTGGGCGAGTACGACGCTGGGAAGTACGCGGTCCTGGAGCTGTCCTACGCGCTGTTCGAGACGATCGGCGCGACGTTCCGGGGCGCGGTCCTGAAGTGGCACGACGAAGGGCGCCTGTGATCCCGCGCGCCGTACCGGAGCTGGGCAGCGTGTGCACGTGGCACATGGTGTGGCGCACGGTGACGTTCGGCGCCGTCGGCGTGGAGCTGCTCGGCGCGAACGCACCACAGCGCCGCTGGACCGACCTGGACCAGTGGCTGGAGGACTACCTGAACCCGGAAAGGGGAGACAGACATGGCACAGTATCCGCTGCTCGACGTGGACAGTGAGCAGGCCGTGGCCTACCTGAAGCGCAAGGTGCAGGTGTACCCGCAGGCGCGCACGAAGCGCGCGAGCGACGGCAAGGTGTGGGACTGGCGCCGGCTGGCGCCGAACGGTCGGAAGGTGGCCACGAGCGGCACGCAGGGGTACAGCACCCGCGCCGGCGCGTGGGCGGCCGCGGTCGTGGAGAATCCTGGCCTGGCGATCGAAGAGGCCGAAGCATGAGGCGCCTGGTCGCTGGGTTCGTGCTCGGCGTCCTGCTGTCGATGGCGCTGCCGGCCACAGCAGCGGACAAGGCGGCGCCGTGCTACACGGTGCGCTACCGCCGGCACGTCGTCGCGGTCCTGGGCACGTCCGAAGAGCTGCTGGGCTCGGCGCACGTCGCGTTCCTGGAGCTGCGCGCCGGCCACACGTACAAGGCGCGCGTGATCCTGCACGACCTGAACGCGTACCTGCCCACCTACTGGCAGCGCGAGGGCGCCGTGATCCGGCGATCGGTCGGGTGTGGGCTGTGAGGCGCCCGAAGTCGCGTCACGCCGGCCGCGACAAGGCAACCCGCCGGCACGTCTATCAGGCCATCGTGCCGCTGGTGTGCGTGGAGTGCAGCACGCCGATCGGCGCCGGCGAGCTGTTCACACGGCGCGCGCTCGGCGTCGGTGGTACCGGGCCGGTGTGCTGGCGCCACGGCGCCATCGTTCTATCGTGAGCCGGTGCAACAGCTGCGGGCACGCGATCACGTGGGCACGTTCGCTGTCCACGGGCAAGCGCATCCCGATCAACGCCGAAGAGGACCCGACGGGCAACGTGGTGCTGTCGGGCAAGATCGGCGTGGACGGCGTGCCGATCGCGATAGTGGCCGGCGCGCGCACGATCGGCCAGCTGCCTGTGGACGCCGTGCGGTACCGTTCACACTTCGCCACATGTCCACACGCCGGGTCGTGGCGCCGGCGCAAGGGGTGACGCCGATACAGGACCGACCCTAGCCCGTAGCGTGGCGCCCGTCGGCGCCGCGTGTGACTGCCAGGGGGTGAAAACCATGGCGCAACACTTCACCAGGGCGGCGCTCGGCGCCGTCGTTCTGATCGCAGCATTAGGCCAGGCGCTCGTGAGCACGCCGGCGCCGGCAGCTACCCGACACGTCAACCGATGGGCGGAGTGTCGATACCAGTACGCGAACGGCGCCGCCGGCTGGACGCCGTACGAAGTCAGCAGGACGATCGACTGTGCAGCGGCACACTTCGGGGTGAGCGCGTCCACGGCGCACATGGTGGCCGATCGGGAGTCTCACCACGGCCAGTTCAGCACGAACCCGTACAGCTACGCGTGCGGCGTGTTCCAGCACCTGCCGCGCTACTTCAGCGGCAGGCTGGCGGCCGTGCCCGACTGGCTCGGGCCGTTCGGCCATCCGTGGTCCGACCCGACGGTGGTGCACGGTGCCAGGTCCTACTGCTACAACGCACGCGACAACGTGCTGGCCGCGCTGTGGATGGTCCACACCAGCGGCTGGTGGGCATGGGGAGGCTGACATGCGGAGACTGATCGCAACGACAGCAGCGGCGCTCGTGCTCGCGAGCTCCGCGATCGCGGCCGAGGTCGCATCGGCGCCGGTTGCGCTCGCGGCGTCGCCAGGATGGATCACGACGTGCCCACAGTCGGCGCCGGACCACGTGGCCGACCCGATCGGTGGGGCGATGCACGTGCACAGGTTCGTGGGAGCCCACGAGCTGCTGGACACGAGCACGCCGGCCACCATGCGGGCATCGGGCACCAGCTGCCTGACACGGGGCGACAGCTCGGGCTCGTGGGTGCCACAGGTGCTGGAGGACGGGCAGCCCGTCGCGACCGGACCCAAGGGCACGCTGTTCTACTACCGGCGCAAGGGCGCGCCGGCCGGCGTGCAGGTCCAGCCGTTCCCTGATGGGCTGAAGTTCCTGGTGGGGAACGCGCACGCCACCAGCCAGGCCGACAACCCGGCGATCGGCGCCGGCCACATCACGTGGAAGTGTGGGCCGGGCTCGGGCACGGAGACACCGGCGCCGCCGGCACAGTGCAGCTCGGGCGTGCTCGTGGCGGTGTTCATCCTGCCCAACTGCGGCACGGGTGCGCTGGACAGCGCCGACCACATGAGCCACCTGGCGTACCCGGTGGGCTCCAGCTGTCCGGCGTCGCATCCGGTGGTGTTCCCGCGTATCCAAGCGTTCTGGCGCTTCCAGGTGGGCACCGATCCGATCAACCTGAGCCTGGCCAGTGGGCCGTACTACACGATGCACATGGACTACCTGAACGCGTGGGACCAGGCGGCGCTCCAGTCACTGATCGCCAGGTGTATAAACGGCATGGTGGACTGCGGCACCGATCCGGCGCCGTAGCGTGTCGGTGGGGCGCTCGAGAATCGAGCCCTAGCGGAAGGGGGAGCGATGCGGAGGATCATGGTAGGGCTCGGGGTGGCGGCGCTGCTGCTGCTGGGAGCCATCCAGGCGGTGCCGGCGCAGGCGCAGCTGATAACCGACACCGTGTGCAAGACGTTCCACAGTTTCAACGGCAACGCCAAGGTGAAGATATGCGCCGAGGCGGTGCAGCACACCGACACGGACAGGACGCTGGCACAGACCGACGTTAGCCCGGTATCGGGCTACCAGCGGCCCAACCTTGTCACCGTGACCGTCCGGCAGTGGTCGTCCGCGACCACCGGCAACTGGTGCAGCGGGCGTCTACCGGACTGCAACGGCAGCGGCAACGTCCACGCTGATTTCACGTTCCTGCCGAACGGGACGAACACGGAGGCGCTCACGCCGAGCGAGCACCACTGCCTGATCCATGCGGAGGTCGTGGCGTATATCGCGTGGCCTGGTGGCGGCACCAGCTCACCGATCGTGAACAGCCACGACATGTCCACCGTGCAGTCGGGGTGCGTCTAGGCCGCGCAAGGGTTCGGCGCCGGCTGGTCGCGACGGACATACGGGCCGTGAGGACCAGCCGGCGCCGACTTCCAAAGGGGAGACAGTGAACGACCCGGACCTGTGCGCGCTGTGCTGGCACGGCCGATATGCACACTGGACGACGTGTGCTCCAGGCTGCCGGTGCCCACGGTTCGTGGAGCCTGACGCGATCATCCACACGACCGAGCTGGAGCTGGTGACGTGCCCGAGCTGCGGCCAGGATCGGCTCACGCTGTACGTGATCCGCGAGGGCACGCTGTACGCGGTCGATGGCAAGGGCACCACGCGCGTGAGGCTGTCCGGCGTGGTGTGGTGCAAGGCCGCGGGCTGCACCTTCACGGACCAGGTGGCGGTGTAGGGTCCGGCCATGGAGATAGCGGTGCTCCAGGTGCGCGATCACCACGCGACGGAGGGTAGCTTCGACGACCTGACGCACCTGGACAAGCTGCTGGAGGACTTCCTGCTGGACGTGTGCGGGTTCGTGGTGGCCGAGGACGACATGTGGCTGGTGCTGGCCATGGTGCAGGCTGACGAGCGCCGGACGCAGAACACCTGGCACGTGATCAAGTCCGCGATCGTGACCGAGCGCCGATACAAGGTGGAGACAGCGAACGACCTGGAGCGCCGGCGTGGAGCGTGAGCTGGTGGCGTGCGTCCCGATCGAGCGTGGATGGTGGGAGCAGGCCACCTACGTGGGCAAGGGCGAGTTGGCCGGCCAGGCGGTGGAGCAGCTCGTGCAGGTAGGGCAGCGCCTGGCCATCTCGCAAGGTGTCAGGCTGAAGGTGCTGCGCCAGCTGTACGTGGTGCCGCTGGACGAAGCCGAAGAGCGTGAGCTATACCCGATGATCAAGGACGGCGCCGCGTGGCTGCTGCTGCGCGGTCGGTTCACGTGCGTGCCCATGCCGGCGCACGGCCCGATGGCGAAGGGGGAGACATGATCGTGCACGATGAGTTCACACGGGGTGAGGTCGCAGGGTTCGTGCTCGCGCTGCTGCTGGTGTTCGTGGTCGTGTTCGTCACGATCATGGTGGTGCTGTACCTGGACTGGCGACAGGGCGATGGCATCGGCGTGCCACGGCGTGCGGACCTACCCGAGCCACCCGTGGATCAGTGGACCGAAGAGCTGAAGCGCCACGACCGGGGCGACGTGTGACGTACCGCAGGGACGCGATCAGCACGGGCAACTTCGACCTAACGTCCGACGACCTGTACCTGGGCGCGGTGCTGTCGGCGTCGCAGCCGGACCACCACCAGGGGTCCTGCTCGTGCTCGTGGCGCGGTCCTGACAGGGCGCTACAGCAGCGGGCCGCGCTGGACGTGGAGGACCACATGGCGAGCGCGCACGGCGATCCTGGCGACCTGGGGGAGCCAGGGGGTGGGGTATGAGGGCAAACGCGCGCGCGCGAAGGA